AGATGAATTATGCTATTGTTGCGCCTAGAATGTACAATGGTAAAATAGAGTCTTTAGTTAGAAGAATAACAGGGTTTGCCGATATGATACAACTTACTCATTTAAAGTTACAACAAGTTATGGCACGTATGGTACCTGATGGTGTTTATTTAGACGCAGATGGTTTAGCTGAAATAGATTTAGGTAATGGAACTAATTATAATCCACAAGAAGCTTTAAATATGTTTTTCCAAACAGGTTCTGTTATTGGTAGATCATTTACTTCTGAAGGTGACATGAATCCTGGCAAAGTACCTATTCAAGAAATACAAAGCGGTAGTGGTGGTAATAAGTTACAAGCTTTAATTGGTACATATAATTATTACATGCAAATGATAAGAGATGTAACCGGATTAAATGAAGCTAGAGATGGTAGTATGCCAGATAAAGACGCTTTAGTAGGTGTTCAAAAACTAGCAGCGGCAAATTCAAATACAGCTACTAGGCACGTGCTACAGGCTGGATTATATTTAACAGCTGAAACAGCTGAATGTTTATCACTTAGAATATCTGATGTTTTAGAATATTCTCCTACTAAAAACGCTTTTATTCAAGCTATAGGTAGTCATAATGTAGCAACATTAGAAGAAATGAAAGAATTACATCTTTACGATTTTGGTATATTTATAGAATTACAACCAGATGAAGAAGAAAGAGCTATGCTTGAAAATAATATTCAAATGGCGCTACAGCAAAAGAATATAGAGTTAGAAGATGCTATAGATATTAGAGAAATTAAAAATATAAAACTAGCAAATCAACTTTTAAAAATAAGAAGAAAGAAAAAACAAGATGCAGATAGAAGATTGCAAATGGAGAACATACAGGCTCAATCTCAAGCCAACGCACAGGCTGCTCAACAAGCATCTCAAGTTGAAATACAAAAAAATCAAGCGTTAACACAATCAAAAGCTCAACTAGCACAAGTACAAGCGGATCTTGATTCTCAAAAAATGATACAGGAGGTTGAAGCTAAAAAACAATTAATGGAACTAGAGTTTCAATATAACATGCAACTAAAGGGATTAGAAGTAGATGGTGTTAAACAAAGAGAAAAAGATAAGGAGGATAGAAAAGATGAGAGAACAAAAATTCAAGCCTCACAACAATCAGAACTTATTGATCAAAGAAAAACAGGTAAACCACCTAAAAATTTTGAATCAGCAGGTAATGATATTATAGGTGGAGGTTTTGATTTAGAGGCTTTTGAGCCTAAATAAAAAATTTATTAATTATTATTATATTATATTATGGAAAAAGATGAAAAAGTAGTTGAAGAAACTACAAATCAAGAACAACCAAAAGAGGAAACTCCAAAGGTTGATCTAAGTAAATTTGAAAGTAAAGATGACGATAGTGTCACTAAAGTAGACTTAAGTAAAAAACCAGAAGAAAATGAAACCAAAGAAGAGGTTGTTAAAGACAACACTGACGATACAAGAGTGGTTGAACTCGTTGAAGACACCGACACCTCACAAAAACAAGAAGAAATACAATCGGAAACGGAAACACAGGAAACTCCAATTGTAGAAGAAATAACAGACGAAGAATCAAAAGAGGTTGAGGAGCTAACAGAGCAGGCTGAAGAAGCTATAGCTGAAACTGAAGCAACTGGAAAACCGCTTCCAGAAAATATCCAAAAACTTATGGATTTTATGGAAGAAACTGGTGGTGACTTACAAGACTACGTAAGATTAAATCAAGATATTAGTAAGTTAGATGATAATAGTATTTTATACGAATACTACAAACAAACAAAGCCTCATTTAACTACAGACGAAATAAACTTCCTTATGGAAGATTCTTTTTCTTATGACGAGGAAGTCGACGAAGAAAGAGATATTAAAAGAAAAAAACTAGCGTTAAAAGAGCAAGTTGCCAGCGCTAGGGCCTACTTAGACGGGCAAAAGTCTAAATACTATGAAGAGATTAAAGCTGGAAGCAAGTTGACTTCCGAACAACAAAAAGCTATTGATTTCTTTAATAGATACAACAAGGAATCAGAGGAGAGTAATAAAAAGATTCAAAGCGAAGTTTCTGTTTTTAATAAAAAGACAGAAGGTTTATTTAACGATAAGTTTAAAGGATTCGAATACAATGTAGGAGAAAAGAAATTTAGATTTAATGTTAAAGACGCTAAGGGTGTAAAAGAAGCACAAAGTGATATCAATAATTTTGTTAGAAAGTTTCTAAACAAAGACGGTATGATGGAAGATGCTAAAGGTTATCATAAATCACTCTACACAGCTATGAATGCTGATACTATAGCTCAACATTTTTATGAGCAAGGTAAGGCAGATGCTTTAAAAGAAAGTATAGCTAAATCTAAAAACATAAACATGGACCCACGACAATCTCAAAAAACAATTGAGGCTGGTGGTGTGAAGTTTAAAGTATTAGGTGATGATTCTTCTGATTTTAAGTTTAAAATTAAAAATAGAAAATAACAATTTAAAATTAAAAAATTATGGCAATTACAAGAGGAGCGCAGACTAGAGGGGCAGCTATACAGTCCACTACATCTGCGAATTACTTAGACATCCAAAATAATGGATGGGCGCAGCAGTATCTTCCTGATCTAATTGAAAAAGAAGCTGAGGTTTTTGGTAAAAGAACAATATCTGGCTTTTTATCTCAAGTAGGCGCAGAAGAAGCGATGGCTGCAGACCAAGTTATTTGGTCAGAACAAGGTAGATTACATCTATCATACAAAGGTACTATAGGTACTGCTAATATTAGTACTATTCAAATAGACACTGATATTGATGGTGTTGACGCTGGTACCACTCATGGTATTAGAGTTGGAGATACTGTTTTAGTGGCTTCACCAACGTTAACTGCGAAATGTTATGTTTCTGTAGTTGATGCTGATGGTGCTAGTACAGCAACATCTTCAGGTGGTGCAACAGATTTTATAACTGTTAAACCTTATTCTCACGAGCATTTAGACAATGTTGGTTTTGGTGATTCAGACGAGTTAACTATTATGGTTTATGGTTCTGAATATTCTAAAGCAACCTCGTTTAACACTATGACGAATAGAGACGGAGCTAATAAACCATCTTTTACTACATTTACTAACAAACCAATTATAATGAAAGACAAGTTTCAGGTTTCAGGATCTGATGCTGCTCAAATTGGTTGGGTTGAAGTTTCTGGTGAAGACGGTCAAAATGGTTATTACTGGTATTTAAAAGCTGAAGGTGATACTAGATCACGTTTTGCTGATTATTGTGAAATGGCTCTTATTGAAGCTGAAAAAGTAGCAGGTGATTCTATTATTGCATTACCTACTGACGGTGGCGCTGGTACAGCGGGTACTGAAGGTTTATTTGCTGCTATCGAAGCAAGAGGTCATTTATCATCTGGTGTTACTGGTGTTAACGCTGCTACTGATTTAGCTGAGTTTGATGCTATATTAGCTGAGTTTGATAGAAACGGTGCTATTGAAGAAAATATGATGTTTGTTAATAGAGCAACTGCTTTAGCTATAGATGACATGTTAGCTTCAATGAATTCTTACGGGGCTGGTGGTACTTCTTACGGAGTATTCAACAACTCAGAAGATATGGCGCTTAATTTAGGATTCTCTGGTTTCAGAAGAGGTTCTTACGACTTCTACAAAACTGACTGGAAATACTTAAATGATTTAGCTACTAGAGGTGGTATTAATGACAGAAATGCTGTTGGAGCAGTAAGAGGTGTTATTATTCCAGCTGGTGTATCATCTGTTTATGATGAAATGTTAGGTAAAAACATGAAAAGACCTTTCTTACACACACGTTATAGAGCTTCTCAAACTGAGTCTAGAAAAATGAAGTCTTGGGTGACTGGTTCTGTTGGAGCAGTAACTTCTGACTTAGACGCAATGACTGTAAACTTCTTGACTGAAAGATGTTTAGTGGTTCAAGGTGCTAATAACTTTATGTTAATGAACTAATCATTTACATTTTAAAAGAGAGTGGGGCTAGTCTCCACTCCCTTTTATTTTTATTAATTTTATTATATATTATATTATGACAAAGAAAAAAGAAACAAAAGTTGAGGTAGAAACACCTCAAGTTGAAGAAAAAGTGGTTATAAAAGAGCCACAAGTTGTAAAACAACAAAAAACAGTTGTTAAAGAAAAACCTTTAGCAGCACCAAGAAAAACTTGGGAGGTAAAAGATAGAATTTATCATTTAAAAGGTAAAACACCTTTATCTAAATCAATAAAAGGAAGCGGTGTATATTATTTTGACGAAGAAAAAGGTTATGAAAGAGAATTAAAGTATACGTCTAATCAAAAAACATGTTTTGTTGATGAAATGATAGGTGATCAAAGATTAGAACATATTATTTTTAGAAACGGAACTTTATCTGTACCTAAAAATAAAGTGGTCTTACAAAAACTACTTTCTTTATACCACCCTTTAAGAGATATAATTTATGAAGAGCATAAACCTCAAATTATAGCTGAAAACGAAGTAGAGACGATAGAACTTGAAATAGACGCGTTAAACGCAGCTAGAGAAATAGACGTAGATATGGCTGAAGCTATTATGCGTGTTGAGATTGGTTCTAAGGTGTCAGACATGAGTTCTAAGGAACTTAAACGTGATTTACTTATATTTGCTAAGAAAAACCCTAAGTTGTTCTTAGAGTTAGTAAATGATGATAACGTTCAACTTAGAAACTTTGGTATCAAGGCAACGGAAATGGGGATATTAAAATTATCTTCTGATCAAAGAACATTTAAGTGGGCTTCTAATGATAGAAAACTAATGAATGTTCCTTTTGATGAACATCCTTATTCAGCTTTAGCCGCTTGGTTTAAAACTGATGAAGGAATGGAGGTTTATTCCAATATAGAAAAACG